AAAAAATCCGGGCGCCGGGCCAGGGCCTGGGCAGCCAATTACGAACAATTGTACGGGTTTTTTACTGGGAAAGCCCGAATCCCGAACCCGAGCTGCAGCCGCTGCCCCGAATCCCGATCCCGAACCCGAACAATTCCCCGATTCACCCCGATTCACCTAGGTGCTGCGCTGCCCAGTTCCTCCCCGGACTGGCGATAACCCGAACAATTGTACGCCAGTCACCGGGACTGGGCGAAAAAAAACCCGGCCGAAGCCGGGTAGTTAAAGAAATTGTTCTGGTTAATCCCGAATGCTGCGAGCTGTGATTGCGAAGAAAGCCATCCCGAGAGTCATGATTGTAATCATCCCCGCGTGGATATAGAACGCTAATGCGTCATGTGGCTCTACTGCCGCCAACATGACCACCCCGAGGAAGCACACTCCTGTCATAAAGTTACAAAATCTACGCATTGTCATCTCCACTATCTAAACCGAGTTGCTCTGTGATCTCTGCCATCGCTCCACAAATCTCATCCCACTGCTCGTCATACATTTTGTCTTGATTCTCTGGGATTGAATTCTCTCTATAATCATGCAACGCATCCCAAATGATTGACAAGTTGTTTTTAGTTTCCTGTTCAGTAACAAACATTACTCTGCCCTCCAAGTTCCCTCACATTTATCAATCAACTCTTCAAGTGCTTGGAACCAATCTCTTTCTTTAGGATCTAATGAGGCTTGGTCAGCTACTAGTTCTTTGATCTCATCAATGACCTGTTGTTTTGTCATCCTACCCTCCAAAGGTTGTTAGTACAAGGCAGAGGTGCTGTTCGCATGTCTGGTCGGCGGTCATCGCTTCCCCTACCTTGTATATATACAGTAAGCAATCACTGCACACCTGTCAACAAGAAAAAGAACTATTTGATACTTTTTTTTCACGGGCTGAAGACAAACTGGGGCTGCCAGCGTCAGTACCCAGTATACGAACAATTGTACGGGTTTTTCCCAGTACTCGGACGGCCCGGGCAAAAAAAATGGGCCGCAGCGCTCGGCTGCAGCCCTCGATTCAACCCGAACAATTTGCATTACATAGCCTCCTCCAGCTCGTCTGCCCAATCTTGAGCATGGTATAACTCCGACTCGTCAAGCCCGAAGTCATGGTAGCCTTGACGGATTGCGTTGAAATAGGACTCATGAGGTGCTGAATACCCCGAACTGTTCATGCGGTAGGTCATCATCCCGTTGATGTTGACTCTCCGATAAAGCCGAGGATAGCCCTCATAGAAATCCAACGCTTGCAAACAGTCGTCTGTAATCTCCCAGAACCCGACTGGCAACATCACTGTCGGGTCTGTGTGGTTCTCTTCAATGTCGGCCACGCCCCGAAAGACCAACCGCCACCCTGTGAGATAGCCAGCGCCCAAGGCTTTTGCCTTGGGACACCGCATGCTCATCTGTCGTTTGTTTAAATTTGACCCATAAGCAAAATAAATCATTAAGCCACCTTCCTTTCTTCCAACCAATCAGCGATCAGATCCAGAGCGTCCTCAATAAGTAAGTCATTAAGTTTTTCTAGTTTGTCTTTGCTGATGGTTTCTACAATAATCTGCTGTGCATAGCTGTAAGAACAACCTGCATCGTATGCGGTATATTTTGTGAACTCTGTAATAACAAACATCCGCAACCTTTTTGGGTTGTCGTGGTTTGCTTTCAAGAACTCTAAGTTTGCTTGGTAATGATCGTAACCAAGATACGAGCCATCAAGCCAGCAACGGAAGAACCTCCGCGTTGCATGGTTGACCTCAAATAAGTCACCGCCTAGATCCCGCTGGATACGTTCTTTTTTCTCTGCTTGTTTAGGCATGCCGCCCTCCATTCGTTGTTAGTGATATTAATATAAGCAATGAATGCACAACTTGCAAGAGATAAAATGCACTTTTTTAATTTTTTTTTGGGACTCGACCAGGGAACTGGGGGCTGCAGCAAAGGAGGCGATTAACGAACAATTGTACTGGTTATGCCCGGCCTCCCCAGTGCTGCGCCCAGGTAAAAAGCAAGGGAGGAACAACTTTCTACCTGGGACAGCTCATGATCCCCTGGCTTATGCAGCCCAGTCAAGCCCGATCCCGAACAATTGTACTGGTTATACCCCGAGGAGGCAGCCGCTGCCCCGGGCTCAAGCAGCCCAGTTCCCGAACAATTATACGGGTACTGGAGTCCCGATCACCCCGAAACCCCGATAATCGGAGAAAAGACTATACTAACCCCGGAAACCCGACCCCGAAGACCCCGAAGAGGCCCAACCCCGATCATCCAGTCCCGAACAATTTCTATAAAAGCCCGAGGAGGAAGCCCGATCCCCCCGCGCTAGAAGTCCACCCACAAATTCGCCGTTACATCTTATCCTCAACTATATCTAGGTCTTCATGATCAATAGCCACTACATCTGGTGTTACATTCTTCATGCGCGACTCAGCCAAACGCTTGTACTCAGCCAATTTGTTCGCAATATCCTCCTTTGTCGCTGCGGTAATGTCCTCCTTGATAACGTGCTGCTTGTTGATAAGTAGTCCCGATGCTTTTAGTCTCAGCTCTTCAGCACGGATAGCTTCGCTGAACTTACCCATTTCCCACGCTTGGTCACGCATCTTTTTCAGATCCCGAACAGACTTATCTACGCTGACCCCGAACCTGGCCTGTGCCTCTAGCCTCATCTCCTGTAGGCGTTCTGCCACCACAGGGTTACGCAACAGCCTTACAGCGGACACCGAGGCGTTCTTATACCCTGCCTGTCTTGCTGCTTCTGTCTGTGTCATATCCTTGTGCAGATAAAAATCTAGGAACTTCTGTTGTACTGGCTTTAGTCTTCGCTGCCCTGCGTGTCTCTGCACTTTGGACAAGTCTTCACCGACCTTTGGCATTACGCTCTCCTAACTAACAATATGATATATGTTCTGGTGTTCATCGTCTTGGTAATACAACCCACCATTTCTCGTTACCTTTATCCCGACATCCATACGCTCGATATATTCCTTCGTTTTTTCTGCCAGCTCTTTTGCGAACAAATATACGTCCTCTTCCATTTTTTCATTGGACTCCATAACCGCGCACCCCAAACAGATTACATCTGTGTTCAGATACAGCTCCATGCCCTTTACTATTTCTTCATTACATTGCGAACAATTCATCTCGACCCCGAACTCCAGTATAGGTATAGGTTACATATACCTATACCTATATATATATAGGGAACCTCATGTAACCATGTAACCACGATTGTTTTCAATGACTTACACACCACAATTAACTTCCGATATTACAAATGTAACCTCATGTAACTAACCCGATTTACTAAACAATTACAACAACTTCCTACTTACATGCGATTTTAGTTACATGCCGTAACCATGTAACCATGTAACTAAATATTAACCAATAACAGGTTAACTTACCGTTTAGCCTCCCAAGTCTCACCTGTATCTGTGTTGGTAATATCAAACCATTGTCTAGTGTAATGGGTCTTTCCTGATCTACTGGTGCCTTGGTCAACATAGTTAAACTTTACCTCATATTGACCATTTAGACCTTTCTCCCAACAAGGCTTCTCCCTTTTGTCATAGCCACCGTAATAGGGCATACAAAGTAAGGCTTGCACAAAGTTAAAGCTATGCAACTCCTCTGGCGTTGCATCATGTGGATTTGCTCTGACATGCCTGACCCTATCCCAATACTCCTTTATCTTGCGCTCTCTTGTTGCCTTACGTTTTTCAGCAGCCGCTTTATTCTTTCGCTTTTTTTCCTGCTCATGCTCATAAATGGCAACGGCCTCATTGGCGGGTCTTACAGTGAAAGCAACACCGCAAGTGGGACAATCAGGATAAAATACATCTTCATGTTTTGGTACTTTATCTGACTGATAACCAGTCTTTTGATAATGTCCATGAAACGTATTACCACATAATTGACAACCAAGGTGACGCCGTTTCTCATACATTGGACGCATCATGTCATCTTTTACTTTTTGTAACGATTCAAATCCGTTCATCATTTGCCCTCTATGTTAATTAACATCTTTGCCGTGGCTCTCCAGCACATGAATTATAATAGATACTCTCTCCAGCATTGTGTGTTCTGTAGTTACATTATCAATGACAGAGGAACTTTTATATTCTTGCGGCAAGCATTCAATCTGGTGCTTTAGATCATATGCGATCATCAACTCTTCATTCACGACTTTCTCCCATAAAGAAAATTTTTTGCTCGCCTGACTTCTTGTTCTGACGTTTTTCCAGGAAATATCTTTTTTCCTCTCTGGTAATTGACGTTCTTTTTTGTAACGGATCTGCCCAGTCTGTCTATCTTATGCTCCACCTCTGGTATACGCAAAGCCCACTTCAGCTCTTCCATAGTCGGAATTTTTGCACTCATCTATCCATACCTCCTAACAAATGGCGGATTACATCCACCGTGAATCCATTACCCAACATCTTATACCTCTGTGTATTGCTCACATGTGCGGTATAATTATCTGGAACAGTCTGGAGTCTTTCGCACTCCACACACGTTAATTTTCTCCACATAAGCCGCATTTCATCATTATACGCATCTGGATAGCGACCCTCTGGCAATGGCGATACGAGCGTATCTTTCTCCACCGTTGACAGGCACCTAGCCTTGCCCTTGGTGTCATGCACCTCTAGGCACTGACTAACAGGAACATCCTTGTTGTAATCATCACGCACACCATTATTTAGCCTACGTCCTACGATAGACGCTGGGTAAAGCAACAAATTGTTATGCTCCCATGATGAACTTGTCATTGACGGAACCCTGCCATCCTCTGCCCTGATCCCACCTTCATTAGCGCCTCGAGCGATCTGTAATATCTTCGGCTCAAGATTGCCGCCAGAGGCCGCTGCAAGCGTTGGTGCTTTGCCATCTGGGTGATATACACGCCTGTTGTAATCATGCCCCTTCAGATCAGCATGACCAGCCAGAACTGTGCCTTCTGTTTCTTCTTCTTCAGCAAAGTCAAATATCAACTGCCGCCTGTGCTTTTCAAAGTACGACTTTAGATTACCGCCCTTGAAGTAATTAGCGTCCACACAATGCGCCTTATCGCGGTCTGTAAAGCCATCTTCCAATATGTCCTTTAGGTATATGCGCTTATTCTCTGGCAACGACCTGACTGGAATGTTTGTCCAATACAATCTGCGCCTGTTCTGTGCGCTGACGAGATTAGAATTTATGTCCACAGGCTTACATCCCAATTGTTCGTTTATGACATCTTGGAACTCCTGTTTCATATTTACGTTTTCCAACAGGAAATACTTCGGCTTGCATTCTTTCAGAACACGAACAAATTCAAAAAACAATTTGCTGCGCGGGTCATCAAACGCCAATTGACCCCCTGCGAACGAAAATCCCTGACACGGACTGCCGCCAATCAGAAGATCAATTGGCTCACCGTCAAATATCTCAGGCCATATTACGTTACGAACATCGCCCACATGTATCGTTTCGGGGAAATTAGCCTTGGCAACTGTGATTGCATACTTGTCAACCTCACTGGCAAAGTATCGTTTAGGAACAATTCCCATCCTTTGCAAAGCGATCTGTGTACACGACATGCCATCAAACAAGCTGACGACATTACCAAAATTATGCTCCATCAGTGTCTGTCCTTCTTCTTAACATAAGTGTTTGTTTGCGGCGGCAAGCTACCGCCACGAACAACCGTATTGTTATCTGACCCTAAAGTTGGATTGCCCTGATACCTTTGCCCTTGCCATATCCTGCCCTCACGACAAAACTGTTGTTGAACAGCTTCAACAGTGTCTTGCATCTCTTGCTCAAGAATATCAACATCAAGATACAATCCATCCCAATGACGAAAAACAGACAAGCCAACCTCTTTGGCTGACTTGACCTGTTTCGGTGCTAACACGTTATGATAAAACCAAACGCTCATCTGGATTGACCCATGTCTACAAGTTTCTTAGCGGCATACTCTGCCTCTTTCTTAGACAAACCGCTTTCACGCAATACACGATATATTTTTTGTAACTTACTCATAACGCCCTCGTAATATCATCTTCATCAGTTTCGTAATGAACCACTTGATGCAATCTGTAATTATGGTTGTGCGCTGGCTCGTTATCCAGCACACCCTTACCACGCTTACGATTGCCCTTGGTAATCCTGATCCACATCTTCTCCATCACCTGTCTGCCATCCTCTAGCTTGACTGGTGGGAAGTATGCGTACACATGAGTTTTGGGAACAGCAGGATTGTTCTTGATCTTCCTGTAAGCCTCTCGCCCATGCTTATCACATGTGTAAATAATGTTGCCTTCTTCACTCATCGCCCTCGCCCTCCTTGGGCAAACCAACTGCATCCGCCAGCTTATCAAGAGTCTCCTGACCAGATGATGACATCCTGTCATAATCCCAATACATAAGATCAACCAATTCCTTTACCTTTTCCATGTCGCGCATCACTCACCCCCCTTCTTGAACATTGGCAATTGATAACCCCAGCCACCTGTCATGCTGAACTGATCTTCCAAAGAACTTTTGGCTTTTGCCAGCTTTGGCAAGATACGAGCATCCGATAACTCAAAGTCCTCACACTCGGTATAGTCACATACAAACTCTTGAATAGCCTGTGCCGCATCTAGGATTGCCTGCATCTGCTCTTGAGTTAATACCTGCTCTAAAGCCTCGACTTTCTCAAGACGATCTGCCTCACGCTTTTCAGCGGCGATTTCATACTTATCTTTTTTTACAGCCATTTTAACCTCCATGTTTTTGTGCCTGTAACTCCTACATAAGCAATCATTGCCTGTATGTCAACACCTTTATGTAAAATAATTTATGTGCTAATATTTATACACAAAAAGATAGTAATTGATAGCCGCATTGTAAA